GAATCCTCGCGCATCATTCCTGATTCAATTAGCGCGGTCAGAAGGTTCATTTTTGACCTCGTAGGGCGCATTCGTTCTGCCAAAAAAACCCACCTTGTTTGAAGCATGAAAAAGGTGGTCAGGGACGCCGTGGCTTGCATCTTGTTTTTCAATTTCACACAACATGATTGAGGAGCATCCACTGTTTTTAAGGCTTTGTAATACGCTTACGGCGACAGCTTTATTAAAATAATAACCATCCACAGACCCTGTTTTGCAATCCCAAATCATCCAGGCTTTAGATTCCATTGTTTTTTCCTCTTGCTTGTTTTTTAAGTGTAAGTGGCACAAAGCATCGTGATGGCACGACACACAGTAGTGGTCTGCGGTGGGTTCGTACCTCTCGCAGATAGGTGTTGGTTCACCGATCCACGAATCCGGAAGACATTTACATTCCATGGCGCACTCTCACGCTTTCTAGGTCATGCCATCGTAACCAAGCTCGGAACTTGCCTAAGACTTCATCGCGTGTTCTGCCGAACCACACAAAGCGCTGAACGCCATCGTCAGACGACAGGCTCCACCAGTCAGGCTTGATCTGCTTGATGACCATGTTGTTCTCCATAAATTTTCAAAGCTGAAACAAACTGCTCGCCGCTCATGCCGAGTTTGGAGGAGATCATTTCAATCGTCGACCAACGGATATTCGCCGACCGGAAGTAGGCCTGAAGTCTTTGGCTCGAAATCCCAACCATCCGGCAGAACTCGGTGTTTTTGCGGTGATTGGCTTCAACGTACTTTTTCAACATTTGTCCTATGTGCATCAGTCTTTCCTCAGTTGGTTGGCGAGAGTCTGTATTCTATCAACGGTTTCTAATAATACTTCATGGAGCGTGGAAATATACTTTTCGTCCCTCTCGACCCTAATCAACAAGGGCTTCATGTCTGGGTGATAGGAAAGGAAGTCGCACCATTCTCTCCCAGTGACCAGAAGCTGACCCTGCACCTGCGGGACGTAGAGGCTCGGTAGCGCGTTTTCTACGAGGTACTCAACGTGGGTATGTGGTAAGGGGCATTTGATCTCCAGCAGCCCCGTAGAGCCTACAAGGCCGTCTGGCGAGCAGCCGAAGCCGTCGTCGTGAAGGCAGAAGCCGATTTCCTCGACGGGGTTGATCAGGGAATAGTAACTCCGCGCTTCCGGTTCGAGTTCCGTCCCACGAGCCATTGCCGCGTTCGGTTCCTCGAAGTCGGATTTCCCTGTAAGGATTTCGGCCACCAGTTTATTGATGTAGCCGTCAATCTGCGTTGACCGCTTGCCAGTTGGCGTGATGAGTTTGCCAAACTGGGACGCGGTAGGTACGCCCAGTCGAGCGGCGTACCATTCCGCCGTTCTTTGTTCTGCTGTTATCACCCTCATTGTTTAACCTTCTTTTCGAGGAGGGCTTTCGCTTTGGCGAAATCCGAGGACTTCATCTCGTCCAGCGAAGCGATCTTGAAGAAGCTCAAGAAGGCTTCGAGGTTGATCTTTTCGCCCAAAGTCTCGATGAGCGTGACCAGCTCTGCTACCTGGCCGTCGGTGACCGGCTGGATCTCGACGGTCGGCAGGTCTTCCCCTGCATAGATGTAATGGCCCAGCCCGTACAGGGCGAGGCACTTCACCAAGCACCGCATCATGGCGGTGTTGACCGCGAAAGAGTCGGGGTCAACTATCGACTTGTTTCTATGATCCATCACGGGCAGCCACATACGGCGCGAGCACTCTCCGATGGTGACGGTGCAGAAAACCATCTGGGTGTTGTTCGGGAACACCTGTGGCGGATCGAAACTGTATTGGGCATCTGGGTAGTGTTCCATGAGGACGCCCCAAGCCCATGCCCAGCTTAGGTAGCTGAGTCCGTTTTTCTTTTCTACATGGGCCGAGCAGTCGATCTTTGAAAGGGTCTGCCAAATCTGCTTGTACATGGTGTTGTTCTCATCGAGTGCTGGATTGCACGGGCGCACTATAGCCGATTGCGGGTAGTGTGTAAAGGAAAGAATTTCAGGCAGCAAGAAAATATTTTACGAAAAGGCTTGCAATCGTAAACGAAGGTGTTTAATATTGGTTCCGTAGTCAAGAGAAACCAACTGGAGCCTGACATGAACAACGCCATCAACAGCATCATCGCTTCCCTTGAAACTCTGTTCGCTGAACAGGATGCAAAAATCGCAGAAAGTGATGTCCGTTGGGCAATGGGCCGCGTTGCTGCCATCAAGGAATTCAAGGCCAGCGAAAAATACGCAGAACTGAGCAAGAAAGGTGCTTGGGGCGGTATGTACCCAGCCCTGTTTGAGATAGCAGGTGGCAAGACATGGTATGCCATCTTCACGCAGAACAGCCCAACCGGCATCGCAGAATTCATGGCCAAAAACTCTGCGGCTACGGCGGAAAAGCGCACTGCCAAAATTGCAAGCAAATTATTAAAGGCTGGCGTTGAACAGGTTGAGTCGGCCACGGTTGCCTACACCAAAGACGGTTTCCAAGGCGTGTTCATCATCAACGGCAATCGCCGCGTGACCATTGACGTAATCTACGCGGGCGGCTGGAACATCCAGCGTGCGCACCAGCGGGTGCTGGTAAAAGTAAAGTAAACCAACCGCCCCGGTTCGCCGGGGCATCACTCAACAGGAGGCAAGTATGTGGAAATTCGAACGCAGGGCAATCGAGGACGCCATCCAGCGCGGATGGCTGTTTGAGTGCGGTGACCCTGACTTCCCAGATTGGGAGATCAAAGCGGGATATGACCGCCACATCGGGCAGCTCATACAGGACGAGTGGAAGACGGCTGCCGAAATCGAGAAGGACGAGTTCATCGTTTTGATCCTTGAGCAGTACAGCGACCACCTGATGGCTGGCCGCATTACTTGGGAGCAGGCGATCCTTTGCCGCCTTGAACAAATAATCTTTATGGAGCAAATAGCATGAACGTCGAAGTACGCAATGTGGTGAGCATCGACCTGGGCGAGTTGCTCAGCAATGACAAGTCCGGTTACTGCCACCGGACGGTCGTCATCGAGACCCCAGATGGACAAGTTGTCATCAAGCTCTACTCCAAGGATGGAGACGCCCTGAAGGTGGCCGTATGATCTGCCGCTGCGGGGCGAACCCCGATGGTTTATGCGGGGACTGCTGGTTGGGGGTCGAGTTTTCCGCAACTCTGGAAAAGTCGTCCGATATTTTTGGCTCGAGTTTTCCAGAAGGCAATGCCAACGCAATGCCAACGCAATGCGAACGCATCAAACTTACGGTTGTGCCTTGCACTCTGGCGGATGCAAATGCTTTTGTTCGCAAATTTCACCGACATTGCAAACCGACTCAGGGCTATCGTTTTGCAATCGGGGTTGTTGACGAAGCAAAGCAATTACGTGGCGTTGCAATAGTAGGTCGCCCTGTTGCTCGCCATCTTGATGATGGGATCACCGGGGAGATTACGAGGGTCTGCACTGATGGCACAAGAAACGCTTGCTCCATGCTCTATGCCGCAGCCAGGCGAGCGGCTAAAGCGATGGGGATGCACCCATTGTTCACATACACCTTGGTGGAGGAAGGTGGGGCCAGTCTTCGTGCGGCAGGGTTCAGGGTTGACCAAGAGTTCGCTGGCGGCTCATCGAAATCATGGCACAGTCGAGAGAACCGAAAAGCCATTCCGATTGGGGATGATTTGATTGGCGGAAAGATCAGGTGGATTGCATGAGGGTATTCCAATACTGCGTCAGCCAAGGTACTATGAGCGGGTCAGGCCAAGGTCTGGCGTTACCAGTGTCGAAACTGGAAACAATGCAAGGCAATAGCGAGCATTCTCCGAAGCTGCCCCCTGTTGCCGTAATCAAACCATCCCCGGTTATGCCTTGCGCGGCATTTCGACCGGGGGGCAGCTTCCGAGGATGTTCGATGAATTATTTTCAGTTCCACATTGGCGACTATGCCAGCCATACCCGGCATCTGACCCCCATTGAAGACCTGGCCTATCGGCGGATGCTTGATGAGTACTACCTCAAGGAACGTCCGTTAGCTGGTGATATTCAGGCAATAGCTCGGCAGATCAATCTGCGGGACTATGAATCAGAGGTTTCCGCAGTGCTGAATGAGTTTTTTCAGGAAACACCAGATGGCTGGGTGAATGCCCGCGCAGATCAAGAAATCGCTCATTTTCAAGAAAAGCGAGAAAAAGCCAGCAGCGCCGGAAGGGAATCCGCAAAGAAACGCAACGAACGCTCAACGGACGTTCAACAGACGCTCAACGGACGTTCAACAGACGTTCAACCAACCAAGAACCAAGAACCAAGAACCATAAACCATAAACCACTTAAGGTGGCTTTCCAGCCACCAACGCTCGAGGAGGTGATCAATGAGATGACGGGTAGGACGCAAGACCCAACGCACGAAGCAAACAGATTCTTGGCTTACTACCAATCGAACGGATGGAAGGTAGGCAGGAACCCGATGAAGAGTTGGAAAGCAGCAGTCACCAATTGGGTGACTAAGACGCAACAACCGAAACTGATCGACAGCTCTCAGACAGGGCTGGCGGCCAGGCTAACCGACACTAGCTGGGTGTAACCATGAAGTCTGAAATCATCGAAGCCTACGGT